AAAGCTTGATGACTAAGAAATTGAGATTTTATGTTTATGCATATTTAAGGAAGACTGACCTAACACCATATTATATCGGTAAAGGAACTGGTAAACGTATCTATGATAGAAATCACAGAATTGGTATACCAGAGGATAAATCTAGAATAGTTTTCTTAGAAACTAATCTAACCGACATCGGCGCCCTTGCAATAGAGCGTCGTTTGATACGTTGGTATGGCAGGAAGGATATAGGTACAGGTATCCTACGAAATATGACAGATGGCGGTGATGGTGCTGAAGGTTATCGTCACTCAGAGGAAACAAAGAGAATTATATCAATTAATACATCAAAATGTAATAAAACTCGTATGGAAAGTCATAAACGGGCAGCATTGACACGTACAGGACACCCCGGTTATCTCAAGTTTCATACTGATGAAGTTAGAGAAATAATTTCAAAATCGTCTAAGGAACGTTGGGCAATTAAATCTCCTGAAGAGAAAAAAGACTGGTTATTGAGGAGTATGTGTAATCCCGATAGTTATACTAAAGAACGAGCTGAAAGAATAAGTAAATCAACAACTGGTGTCAAAAAGACAAAAACGCCTAAATTATTACAGGCAGAACAAGATAGGAAAGATCGATGCACGCTGACAATGATAAAATATGGAGAACATAATAGAGGTAGAACACGGAAGCTTGTCGAAGGAAAGCGTGTCTGGATGGATAGGGAGATTCAAAATTACTAAAAAAATGGAAGATTTTTTTAACTTACCGCCCACTGAAGAGCCAGCGGTAGTGGAAGAATTACCTGCAAAATCTAGAGAGCAGCTTTTAATTGAAGCAAGTGCCATTTGTTCGGCTCTTTCTACAGCAGAGAAGGTAGATTTTGCATTACCGCCTGTTGTCGGTTTAGACGCACACGATAATGATATGGATGATATTGCCAGAAAGGCAGTAGACACATTCAATGATCTAATCGCACTTGGCGGCAATGTCCCGGATATGCATGCCGGAAAGATCTATGAAGTAGCAGGCCAGATGCTAAAAACAGCATTGGATGCTAAAAATGCCAAAGCAGATAAGAAATTAAAAATGATCGAGCTTCAACTTAAGAAAGTTCGCGCTGAACAGATTGATTTAGAACAGGGCAACGGCGAACGTAAACAGGCTGGTGGCGTTGAATTCGACAGAAACGTACTCCTAAAATATATAGTGTCTAGTAAATCAGAAAACTCTGATAAATAGTCGTATCACTGGAGTCATTATATGGCAGAAAAGAAATCATTCACATCATACGTTGCAGAAACAAAGACAGATTATAATTATGTCTTGAAATTTGCCGTACAAGAAATGTCCGACGAGATGATCGATATGCTCGAGTCGTGCTTAAAGAAGTACGAATTAGTAAAGGCATCGGCATTTAGAAAAACACCAATTCAAGAGAGTCCACTAGATTTTCCTAATATAAAGAACACACCGGTATTCACTTGTGATCTTACAATGGGATATCCTGCTTCGTTAGACTTTCTTAGAACATTCCTTTGTAACAATATGGGAATATCACCAGCCCAGTTAGCAGTATATTCTGACAATGATCCACGTCAAATCGAAACAGACTTGTATCTAGACAGAAATTCTCCAGAGTTTAAGAAGAAGTATAAAACAAGTTTAGGTAGTGATTACGAGGAAACAGAAACAGTTCCTTATGGTGAAAAATATAACACAAGTTTCTTACAGGAACTTGAGAAGGTTAGTAAGGAGCGATCAGTAACAACAGTTGTGAATCCATTGAGTCCATTGGAGAAGACTGATCACTCTACATTACCGAAGGATTATGATAAGTTCAATGATCCAAAGAATTTAAAGAAAGACGATGTAGGGCTTTTCGGACGTGTTAAGAAGCCTAACTTGATGAAAGTAGGAGTTCTATAATGAAAAGCATGAGACAACTAATTAACCTTATGGAAGGTGTGGTATCTATTCCGGGCGTAGGCCAGCAATTAGATGAAAAATCTAAATCTGAAAAACAAGCACGTTTTATGGCAGCAGCAGCTCACGATCCTAAATTTGCTAAAAAGACTGGTATGGATGCAAGTGTAGCCAAAGAATTCAATAAGGCCGATACCGGTACAAAACAATTAAGCAATGCCATGAAGCATAAGGAAGAAGAGAGTACTGAAATGGATGAAGGTGTTCGTCCAGGTACATACGAAGTTCCAACCGCGTGGCGTAAGGCACAGGGTCAGAAACCTTTGACACCTCAAGATGTTCAGCGTCATGACTATGAAGATAAAATTAGCAGCAAAGAAATGTTAGCTAAGAATAGTGGTCGCACACCACCTACACAAGAAGAAGGATGTATGGACGAAAGCGAAGGCTCTAGAGCAGGTGAATGGGCAATGATGCGTTTCGGCGAATTAACAAATTCATTTGTTGAACCTGAAGAAGCAATGGAAGTTGTTATGCGCGAATTGCAATCACAGGGCGTAAGTCAGGAAGATCTTATGGCAGCTGAAGAAGCAATTATGTCTTCTTTTGGCGGCGAAGAACAAGGCATGGGCGATGGAGAACCACAGGGTTCCTATGATATGTCCGATGATGCCGATGCTCTAGCAAGTGCAGGTCACGGATCTGATGAAGATTATGGCGACTATGGTGGACACGATGATTTCGAAGAAGCTCTGGATTTAAATAATGGTTACGATGATGTTAATAATGCATCGGGCAATGATTTCTTTCCAAATGGTGCTGATAGTCCTGTTGTAAGAAAGGTAGGTCCTTCTGGCGCACGTCAGGGCGATAATCCAGAACAGAAGAAGATGCAGGTAGCCGAAGTTCATAAAGAACTTGTTTATGGCTATAGAAATTATCTTAACGAAGCCGCAGCTCAAAAAAAAAAGTTAACTGAAAGTCATCAAGTCTCTGATTTATCCATACAGGATTTTTACGGTGACTTTGACACGAGTTCTGATAGTATTGAATACAATGGCACTATCAACGTCCACGGAAAAGCGTTAAACAGACAGGGTAAACCTGTTGAAATAGGATATGATGTTGAGATTGCATCATCTGCTTCTGTAGAATGGGAAGAAGACGAAAATCCAACTGGATGGAATTACAAGAGTGATCAGCCAACATATACATCCTCGGTATATGCATCTGCTGGTACACCAGAAGTAAGTTCGGTTTCGTTTATTCCTGATCAAGAATTTTATATTGATGGTGATGCATATTCCATTCAAGATGCATTAAAGGAAATTGATCCTTCGGTAATCAAACAACTTTTACATCCTACCCTATATGTAAATCTATTAGGTTCAGCATTTGATAAGCAGGCAGAGAATATCGAGCCACCGGAACCAGATTTCAATGAGCCAGATTATGGTGGAGATGACTACTAAGATATGGCAATTTACCAAGACGATAAACTTGTAAAGCGTGCCTATACTAAGGTAACGTATACCAAGGAACAGATTGACGAATTAAAGGCATGTATGGACCCTGTAACGGGCCCGGAATACTTCATCACTAATTTTATGTATATCCAGCATCCGACGCAGGGTAGACAAAGATTATCGCTATATCCTTTCCAAATAGAACTAATTCATACCTATCACACATATAGAAAATCTGTAAATATGGTAAGTCGCCAAATGGGTAAGACTACTGTGGCAGCGGGTTATCTATTATGGTTTGCAATGTTCAATGATGATGCAACTATTCTTGTTGCATCTAACAAATACGATGGTGCTCAGGAAATTATGCATAGAGTACGTTACGCATATGAATCCGTACCCGATCATATACGTGCAGGTGTGAAATCCTATAATAAACGTTCCATTGACTTCGATAATAACTCCCGTATTGTAGCAACTACCACGACTGAAAATACTGGTCGCGGTATGTCCTTATCACTTGTTTACTTAGACGAATTTGCATTCGTAGAACCTAATATAGCCAAAGAGTTTTGGACTTCACTATCACCTACATTGTCAACTGGTGGTAAGTGTATTATTACTTCTACTCCAAACACTGATGAGGACCAATTTGCTGACATCTGGTTCGGCGCAAACAAGTTAGTTGATGCCAACGGTAATGAAACTATTATCGGCGTAAATGGATTCCGTCCCTATGTATCTACCTGGGAAGCGCATCCAGATCGTGATCAAGCCTGGGCCGATTCAGAATTCGCTGCACTAGGTGAAGATAGATTCCTGCGTGAACATAAGTGTCAGTTCATTACCTTTGAAGAAACCCTTATCAACCCAGTTAAGCTTTCTCAGTTAGAACCATCTCAACCAATTCGTAAGACAGGACAAGTTCGTTGGTATTCAGAAATTCATCCACAAATGACGTATGTTGTTTCACTTGATCCGTCAATGGGCACAGGTGGAGACAATTCTGCAATACAGGTTATTGAATTACCTACTCTAGTACAGGTAGCAGAATGGAGTAGTAATAAGACTCCGATTGAAGAACAGGTTAGGACGATGAAGAAGATCTTGCAAGAAATACAAGATTACGGACGACCAGAAATATATTGGTCAGTAGAAAGTAATTCGTTAGGCGAAGCTGCACTGGTTGTCATTCGTGACACAGGCGAAGAAAACTTCCCTGGCACAATGTTGCACGATCCTAAGAATAAACTACAAGGTCGCACTGGTAGACGTGCCGGTTTTGTGACTACTAATAAATCGAAGCTCGAAGCATGTGCCAAGTTGAAATTCTTAATCGAATCAAACAAAATGAAAATAAACTCGCGTGGTTTGTTATCAGAACTTAAGGTATTTGTTTCAAGAGGTAATACATTTGAAGCTCGTATCGGCCAAACAGATGACTTAATTATGGCAATGATTTTAGCGGTCAGAATGACTGATTATATATCAACATGGGACGATAAATCTCAGGCTGCTATCAATAGTA